CAGTCTGCCGCAGTTCAGTCAGATAATTCTGACTTACAGCGGCCGACTGAATAATATCATCACCCAGAGCGTGTGGTAAAGTTCGCTTCCAGTTCGTACAGGAACGGAAAGAGGCAAGCAAATGCAATATAACCTGAGCGATTGAGTTAAAAGCAATTGTAAGAAAGGAACCAGTTTTCATGATTCCAAACGCACACTGTCGAACTCTGAAACGACCAACCGTATAGACGCATCCATGAAACAAAGCAGCAAAATGGTTACCCAAAATGATTTTTGTCTCAGCGGACCACGAACTAAACTTCCTGTCGAACAACGCACAGAAAACCTGCACAACCCATCCTTGCATGGTGAAGTCCCATGCTGACTTATCGGCCATAAGTTTCTTCATTGGCAGTTGGTTATACAACCACTTGTAACCACCCGAAGCGGGAGACCATCCTGCCTTGTTAGGCAGTTTGGTATACTGCTCGATGAGTTGGTCACAAAAACCACCAAGAAGAATACGACTAACCAAATTGTCAACTATAGACACACCATGGATTAATCTCCAAGCCTTATCCACCTTTTTCTTGAGTTTGTGAGGCTCAAGTTTGATGAAGAAGTTTAGAGGATCCAGTGAAGGTTGAGTTTTCAACTCCTCCCACCGCAACTGAACACACTTGTAAACGAAACGAGTCTTGGTCTGATCAATAGTCACGCCATTCCACCCAAATAACTCTCCATTGGTTGTTGCCACTTTATTAAGTGGGATTCCAGGAGTGGAGTCCCACTCTAAATTGGCCAAAACCAACTGTTGAAAAGCTAAAAAAGTAGGAAAGCTAGGCTCTTGTACGACAACAGTTGAGTAAATTTCTTCAAGTGCATCAACAACAGTTATAAATTCATAAACCGTTGGAGTTACACAAGAATCAAGCGCTTCGGCATGCTTACGAAAAGCATAACAAAGTGACTCAAGAGCTGCCCGTTCTGAACTGTCAGGCCAACAATAAAGCGATGAGTCCCCGAAAAGCTGGTCAATTACTTTTCCGGCTTCGAGGGAACAACTGCGCTGTCTTTCTTCTTCCTTGCTGGAACTGGTGGCGGTGTCGACTGTTTGTCCTTTACGGAAACAGGCGTAGCGTTTCTCAATGCAGTCGCAGCTTCTGAGGCTACCTTTATGGCAGCCTCCAACTCCGTGTCCACATGATCTCGCGTCACCGCTGAGTTCAGCAATTCGTTCACTTTCTCCTTTGACGCTTGTGCTCGCAATTTCTTGCGTTCTTTGGCTGCTTTCCGCGCAGCTGATTTCTCCACCACAGTCTGTACAGAAGCTTGTGAAACGTTGACATTCGCAGTGCGAAGTTCG